ATTTCGTTGCCGCCTAACGAGTAGTGGATACTGCCGTCCGCGGCGAGCTGAGGCTGACCGTCGCGCATCAAATGCAATTCGACAATCTCGAACCGATTGTTGCGCAAGGCGTAGGCGTAGGAATTGCCGCTCTGATACAAGCGGCGCGTCATGTTCATTAGAAAATCGGATGCGGTCTGGTAATCGTTCGGCCGGCGCAGGATGCGCGAGAGCGCCGATGTCGTCACGCGATCCCGGCCGCCGTTCGCCAACCCGCGCCAGTGATCGCCCGGCAGCATCCCGACCGTTTGGCTATAGGCGGCCTGGCACGCTTCGACCATAGCGCTGCTCTCGCCGTAGGGTTGGAGCGAATGGCCGCTTTGCCACCAGTTGACATAGCGCCCGGCACTGGCACTGAGCCAGCCGCCAGACAGCGCATATGGCCCAGGCCGGTACTGCCCCTCCGCTGCTGCCTGCCTGCCGCGCCATAAGGTCGGCAGGCCGGACAACCAGGACATCAGCGTTTCGGCGCCGGCTCGTCAGGCGCGGGGGCGCCGGTGCGGGCACGTTCCTTGATCGCGTCGGCCTCATCCTGCGACGGTTGCGGCGGCTCGGGCGGTTTGTTGAGGTTCTCCGCGATCTGCTTGTCCGTCTCGTCGCGTTCGCGTTCGCCTTGCGGACGCGGTTCTGCCTCCGGCGGTCGTTGCGCATTGCGCGAGGCTTGTGCCCGCTCTCGCTCTTGCCGTTCGCGTTCGCGTTCGCGGTCTTGTTGCTCTTTACTGCTTTCCATGACCCTCGTCCCCTCTATGCCGGACCCCAATTTACACCAGTAAGGTACTGCACCATTCCAGTTCTACGCATGGCCCATGTAATATTCTGAAGCATCCTAATAGCCATTTGCGCCGTTTGGTACATAGATTGCGTCGGTGCCGCTACAGTCGCGGGCGCACCGGCGGTGCCGATGGCGAGCGGCGCCGTGTCGTCTAGATGTAAAGTTGCCTGTTCGCTGATGTCGAACTCGGGTGGCCCCGACGCCGATACAAAATCAGCGGCATCGACCATGATAACCGTGCCCGCCGTGACCGTCGTACTTTCGATCAGCGTAAAGCGGTTGGTGAATTGCGTCGCCCAACCGAACGAACCATCAGGCCCCGGCGCAAAACCAAGCTGCATCGCTTGCGCGGGGTTGAGGATAAGCGCCAGGTTGCGGCCCGCATTCACGTTGTAGAACGGCGCGGTGAGCAACCCGAGATCGGCCAGGATCGCCGCGTAACCCTTTGCCGCGCTCGCCGTGCCGGCAGTGCTGATGCCGAACCGCAAGCCGGCCGGGCGTGTTGCGCTCTCCGCCGTCGCATCGAGCAGCAACGTATCGATCGTGATTGTTGTATCGTCTTCGATGCCCTGCCGAATAATGCTTTCAATGCTTGGATTGGAGTAAGCCGCCATCTCCCGGCTATAAACCGATATAACGCCCATCTTGTGCGGGATTAACGTTATACTCGTAACACCGAGCCGGCGCACGGGAACAGGACTTGCCTCCGCTACAAACGATCCAGTAATGCTTGGGGTTGTTGCTCTCGACGGTATCTTAATCGTGCCCTGGTTCGGGCCGAACGTCATACTTGTACCGAGCGCAGCGAGCCGCGAGAACACCGGCGCGGGTTGAAGGTTTGCCAACCACTCGGCGTTTCCCTGCTGCACGAGGTCGCCGGCCCATGCCGGAACGGATGTCAGCGCACCACTAACCGCCGCGTGCGTCACCAGCCGCGTTGCCTCGGCGTCACCGTAACGATCGACCGGGTAGCGCTCGCGCAGCACCTCATCGACGCTCTGCCGCCGGACATGGCTGATGTAGGCCGCCGTCGCGGCGCGCCAGAGATAGTCGCTCTTGTTGGTGCTGGGCGATGCCACACCGAGCGGGCGCCGGACGGCAGGCGGCGCGGCCTGTGTCACCTCCGTTGCCGCACGCACCGCCAGCGAGCGTTCGGTGCGCTGCTTGGATGCCAGGTCTTTTTCGAGATATTCGATCTCGCCGTTGAGCCGGTCGGACTCCTCGGCGTCGTGGTCTGGTTCTTGCGTGTGCGCCAGCAGCGCATCACGAGCGGCATTCAGCCTGTTTTGTACGTCTTCGATCTGCTGAGAGATGTTCATAACCCTAGCTTTCGGCTTAGGGTGGGTTTCGGCGTGCTTGCCGGGTTGGGTCGTGGCTCCCGTTCCTGTCGCGGCGTGCTTGCCGAAAACGAGTTCCATGAGTTCGTCGCTGATGCTCAGCGAACGCGCCTTGGACAATGCACCGGGATTTGCCGGCACACTGACCAACGAGACCTCAAGTAATTCCTGTTGTGTGTAGCGCAGGCCGCGGTGCGGGCGATCGGGATCGCGCGGTTCGGTCTTCAGATAGCGGAACCCCACCGAGGCCGCGCGCAAAATGTCCTGCTCCACCAGGCGCCGCACTTCATCGGCGAGCAACGACGTGCCCGGTGCGGCCGGCTGATACTCGCCGAGCAACTGCTTGTTCTCGATGCGGACGTTCGTCCAACGACCGACAATCCGGTCCCGGTCGTGGTTGAACAGCGCAACCGGGTTTTGCCTGAAGCCGTCGAGCTGCCAGCCGGCGCTATCGACCACGTCGCCATGACGGTTGACCTGCTCGTCGCTGAGCACAAACGTCATGCTGTCCGGTGCCTTGCCGGCGCCGGGTTGGGTCATTAGGGACATGGGTAATCCTCGCCGGCCGAGACACTCTCGGGACCCTGGGTAGGCTTTAAGTCGGTGCCGCCGTTAGGGAGCGGAGGAACGAAACTGGCGGCCTATGCCACCATCGCCATAATATCGATGTCGGGTTCCGCATCGGCCGCGGCGGCGCCCATCGCCATAGTTAACGCGACCATGCCATCGATGCGCGACCGGCTCTTACTCTTGTCGAGCTTCCGGTTGCCTGCCGGGTCCAACCTTACAACCGCATTGGCTGCGCACATCGTCAGCACGGGATGCCCGCCGTGTGCGAGGCGCCCGTTCAATATCTCCGCTTCAAGCTCGCGCAGGGCCGGACTCATCGACTGCACACCCTGGCCGAACTCAACGAACTGCGCCGCTATATCCTGCTCGTCAAATCCTGCTTTCAACAACCACGGCAACAAGTGTTTAAAACCCCAGCGATCGAACGCCAGTTTCACAATGTCATATTGTTCAAACAGCTCGCGTAAATGCTGCGCAACATATTCATAATCAACGCTCTTACCCGGCGCCGCCAGCAGGTGCCCTTGGTCGAACCAAAGATCATAGGGGACACGATCCGCCCGCGCTTTCTCGTGCAACCCGTCCGCCGGCAACCAAAAGCGCGGATGCACCTGCCAGACACCATCGATCTTGCCGATCATCACCAGCGCGGTGAGATCGTTCGTCGCCGACAAATCCAGCCCGGCATAAACCGGGACATCATCGATCGGCAGCGGCTCGGCGGCGCAGCGCTGCCAGACCGAGCGCGAGATAAACGGCGCGTTTGCCTCGATGCGCTGGTTGAGGAACAACCAACGGAAGCTGTTCTCCGCGCTCGGCAACCGCAGCGCCCGCTCCGCGAAATCCGCCATGTCCTGTTCGCTGCGGAACTTGCCCAGCGCCGGGTTCGCCGCCGCCCAGGCGTCGCGGTCCATCAGCTCGCAGCCCTCCGGCGCGCTATACACATGCGCCACGATGCGCGGGTCGCTCGATTGCCGGGCATCGTCCAGCCACAAGCTGAACATATCCGCATCGGTCGCGGCCTGGGTCGATATCGCGATCAGAAGAGGGGATCGGTGGGCACCTTGGCTCGTCTCGATGGCCTCGATAAACTCATCCCGCGGCCCCTGCACCTGGCCGGTTTCGTCCAAGATCGCCACGACAGGCGACAACCCGTGCGCTGTCTTCGCCTCTGCCGCAATGCTGCGAAACTCGACATTCATCGGCAGCCCGATCAACATCTTCGCCGACGGCACCGAACGCACGAGCTTGCGCAGCTCGGGGTTCAAATTCACCATCTTCTCGGCGAGTTTGTAGATAATCGCGGCCTGGTCCCGCGACTGCGCGCCGCTGATGATCTGGCTGTTGAGCGTCGCGACCGGCCCAATTAAATGGGCGAGTACAAGTGCAGCTATAGTTGCGCTTTTGCCATTTTTCCGGGCGATGCTCAGATACGCACGACTTGTACCAGCCGGGTTATCGTATATATCGAGAATGAATTTGCGCTGGAACTCCAATAGTACCATTGGTTGCCCAACATGCGCGCCCTCGGGTACTTTGCAGTATGTTTCTATAAACTTGCATACCTTCTCGCCTCGCGTCATGCGCGCGAGATCAACTCGTCATGCACAGGGGCCTCGCCTTGCAGCGCTTTGGCGGTCGCCACACGCCGCGCGATATGGTCCGTCTCGCCACGAGACGCCGCGTGCAATGCGAGCGTCCGGCGCAGCCCGAGGATGTTCTGCAAGTGCAGGTGTATGATGTTCTTGCGCGGGTTCGTTACCGCGCCTCTCTCACCTTGTATAATCGCCCCTTCATCGCGCATCATCATCTGCTCAACAGCCAGATCGTTCATCGACCTCGCCAGCAACGCCGCTAACTCTAACTGATGTGCGCTCCAATCGGCCCGAGCGAACTCCTCGATGATATTCGCAAAAAACGGCATGTCGGCCGCGTCCAGCGGAACATTGGACGGCGGCGTGATTTGTTTATGTGCGGCACGCATTATACGAACCGCTTCTGCGGTGCTGTCAGCAGGCTGCAATCTGGATCTCATGATTTCCTAACTGGAGATGATGCGGGAG